CAGCTTGGTTTCGCTGTCGATCTGCGCTTTCATTTGAGCGCGTTGGGTTTCAGCCTCTTGCTTGACCTGCTCCAATTGAAGTGCGAATTGCTGCTTAACCTGCTCCAACTGCAAAGCCTGCTCACCCTTGAATTGCTCGATCTGGGCTGATTGTTGGAGTTTTGCTTGTTCAAGTTGAGACTTTCCTGCCTCTACCTGCTGGCTGTGTTGCAGTTCCATTTGCTTGACTTGCAGGCTGTTGTCCTGGGGCTGCTGCTCTTGGGGAGGTGGGGGAGGCTGTTTAATCTTGTCGATTGAATCCTCCACCGCGTTGCCCATCTTGGCGCGGCGGGTCACGGTCAATAGCATCTCTTTCAATGCTTCGACGGGTAGAGCGCCCATTTGCACCGCTGGCATGAATCCTTGGATGACTTGATTCAGAGCGTTCATTGTGTCGCTCAGTCCCTTCATGTCCGATTCCATCGAAGCCGCGACGGTTGAATCCGTCTCTACGTCAACCTTGAACGTGCGCAGCTTGTCATCCCGTAATACTTGGATGATTTCATCCCAAGACGGGGGAATTTCAGGCTGTGGCGGGGGCTGTTGCCCTTGAATCTGGGCTTGCTGTGCCTGCATTTGCCATTGCATCATGGCCTGCTGCTTTTCTTCGGCAGTGGGGAATTTCAGCCCCGTCATGCTCGCCAGCGTCTCAGGCTGGAAACGTTCCCCAATCACCTCTGCCTGCAAGCGAATCAGGTCACGAATGAAGTTGGCGCAATCTGTTTGCATGCGCTTCAATCGTGCGCTACCCCATTGGGCCTTGATCTGCTGTGCGCCTAGGGTTTCGTTAGCGTCTGTCGAACCGCGCAGAATGTCAGAGATTCCGGTAATCTCGTAGATTACCTGTTTCGAGGATTCGCGCTGCACTTGCAGGATCTGCAATACCTTAGCGGCCTGCTCGATAGGCATGAACCAGATAGCCTTCTCCAACCCGCCGCGCTCCAATAGTGCGGTTACGTTAGAAGCCGGGATAAGGTCATTGTCCTCCCCGCGCATCAGTTCGGACAGTTCGGACAGCGTGGAGTCGTAAATGCCGCGCATCTTCAATCCCTTGACAAGGATATTGATGCGACGGGTCACGGTGTCGAGTTCGTCGGCTTGTTCTTTGTAATACTCAAACAGGGGCGTAGGGACTAATGAACCGCTATCCTCGCAAGCGTACAAAGGCCGGGGATTCGGATAGAACCCGGTCAATCCCAATGGGTCAGCGACCACTTTCAGCGGTGCATTCTTGTAAGACGGTGCGACAAAGATAACTTCGCGTTCTTCCTTGTCCCATATCTCCCAAACCTCGGCAGTCTTGAACGCTTCGGCAACGTCCATGTCCTTTTCGTTCTCTACGTCCGGGTCGTCTGTCTTGTCCAATGGCACATCAGCGCCAACTTCCCCGAATTGCTCTTCTAGTTCGTCACGGGTCAAACGGTGCCGGAATGCTTCCCAAGTGATGCACGACCAGCTTTCACCCGCAGAGATGCGAAAGTCTTTCCATTGGACATGCTCAATCGGAGCTTGTTCCCAAGCCAGTTCCTCGTAATCGCCGTCAAACTCTTCGCCCTGCTCGGTGTCAGTTTCTTCCTGCACCTTGTTAAACGAGGGGATGTAACGGACACGGGCCAAGCCTCGCCCGGGTAAAAGCATGTCCAACACGCAAGCCCTGACCTGTGCGTCAAAGTCTGTTGTATCCATGCCATATTCAAGCGAACGGCCTAAAACCTCGGATGCCGCCTTGCCTAGCGGGTCTTCGTCTTTGAATCGGCGGCGAACGTCAGGTTTTGGCAAGCTGTTGTAGATTGCCGGACGCATGGTCTCGGTGTTCGACCAGAGAATATTGAAGCTGTGCTTCTTAATCTCTTTCTGGCGGTAGCGTTTTAGAACCTTGTCGCCTTTTTGCCGCCATTCGGATTCACGCTTATCGGCGAGTTTCAATTCCAATAGCCAGCGACGGACAATCCCGGCCTTATCTGTGCCCGTGTCCTCCGGCTTTTCCAGTGCGCCTGATTCGTAGTCCATATTATGTTGGTCGTCCGAAGGTCATTCTAACTCTCGCTTTCTCTTGGAATTTGCCCGGATTATCTCTGAAATTGTCTGATTTTGGGGGAATTTTGGCACATCCGGCTTTTTAGGCGGTGCAATTTCTTGCATTACCTGACAACCATAAGAGAATCCATCCCCATAGTGCGATGCCCAATCATGCACGGGCTCGGATGCGAAGCTCTTGGTTTCGTCGTTGTACTCATATGACCATGATCGAAGCCCACCCAGCCCCGCCTCATTATTATCAGCATGGAAACTGATTTTAGGCATCAATATCCGTGCAGCATTCACCCTGTCGGCAATGCTTGTTCGCGGGACTAATCTAACTTTGTCCCATGTAAAAGCCTGTGCGAAGGTTTCCTCTGCGCTTCTTTTCGCTGCAAAACTCTTAGCCTTTGCATCGTGCGGTAGCCAAAAATGACCTAATGCAGACTTACCATTAGCCCTGCGGTATTTTGACAATCGCTTATTCAGCTTGTCGCACCATTCCTCTGCGTCAGTTCCCCACCCGCTATCCGAATCAATGATTTTGTAACCGTCATACGTGGGTTGCCAAAACCACCAGGTTGCCGTGTCTCTACGTCCCAAGTCTGCGCTTATCTCAATATCCGCGCCGTCAGGGTCGAATTTACAATCATTGGTAACCCGGCCTTCGCGCTCTGCTGTGGTTATCGCCTTTGCGAGAATAGCGCCTAGATTGGCCGCATCAAAGCTGCAAAGGTATTCCTGCTCAAACTTTGACGTGCCGTAATCCTCGCCAAAGTCGTTAATGTAGTTTTGTAGTTCATTCTGTATCTGCGCCTCGGTGAATACTTTGGTTTGGCGTACGTCAAGAATCTGCGCGAATGCTTTTGGGTCTTTTCTAGCCGCCTCAAGTGTTCTAAGAGCGTGATTGCGTCCCCGTGGTGTCGTGTTGAATATCTGCCATCCATCGTTCTCCAAAATGATAGGGCGAAGGTATGCCCTTACGTCTGGATTAGATAGCGCCCACTCAGAATAAACGATACCCGCTGGGGGAGACCCTACCAACGAATCAGGATTATCAGAACCAACCACTTGGATAACCGTGTCATTTAACAGGGTTAGCTTCATCTCTTGGTTATTGATCGACTTCCTGAGTTCATGCGGGAATGCTTCGTCAATCCGCTTTTTTCCGGTGTGCGGGTTTATTGCATCCCATATCGCCTTGCGCGCCTGGTTGTACTTTGGGAGCATGTACCAATACCCGGCAACACGCTCAAAGGATGCAACGGCCATGCGGTGCAGGCCCAATTCATCCTTACCACTGCGACGGTGCCAAACTAACTCAGCGTGCTTGCCGCCTTTTTCCAAATACTCCCATGCAGGGAGTTGGTAGTCACGCGGTTGCCAGTTGTTGGGGAGTCTAACTTTTGCCAAATCGGACAATCTCTACAGTGAGCGGCCCGCCGTTGTCGCCTACTAGCTCTTGACGTGCCAGCTTAGGTGTAGCGAACTCTGCCAGCTTGGACAGAATATCAAGCGCTCCCTTAGGGTCTGGTTTCAATTGGTCGCCATCGCCATACGCAACGGTATGCAGCCATTCAGAGACGTTATCAGCATTACCCTCTAGCAATGCATTAACAGTGTCTCTAAACTGCCTTGTGGCCTTGTTTACTGCCCCCTTGGGGCGACCCCTGCCTTTGTTGGTCAGGTTCTCAGAGTTTCCGCTCTCTATTTTATTTGCCATGATTCTGCCTCTACGTGTTGACGTATAAGGCAATTATGGCATGGTTTGTGCTTATTGCGCAAAACTCGAAACCCAAAATATCCAAAGTTGGGCCAGTGCTGATCTCTGGCTTAAAACACATACGCCGTTAATCCCAATGATTGGGAGTTCGGTTTTTAAGGCCCACCATAGCGTATCAGCCTACGCATTCCAACTTTGAATACACACCATTAGGAATACTCACCACTTTATGCCTTAGCGATTTCCTGCTTTTTGCCTGTCGCTTGTCAAGATAGCGAATATCCATCGATACCAATACCCTCCCGTTGCATCGCTTTTTGGCTTTGCTTAACTCAAAACCAGAAAAGTCAAAGGAGCAAAACGCCC